GTGCGAACCGGGACGTTGATCGACGTCGTGGTGAGCGACGTGTCCTGGATGTTCGCACCATCTGCGGTCTGCGCCGCGACGGCCGTACCGGACGCGACAACCGGCAGGTTGATCGAGTCCGTTCCGGGCGGCATCGGCAGGTGCGTCGCCAGGTCCGCGGTGACACGACCGGCACGCAGGAACTTCACGTACTGGTCGATGAGCCACAGCGGCGGGACGAACTCGCCACCCTGCCCGGCGACACGCGTCACGTCACGGAACTCCATCTGGCCTTCACGGACACGCTTCTCGGCGTCGACCCTGACCTCCGCCGCGTGACGCTGCAGCCGATCCGCGGCCTTTGCGTCTCCGTGAACCTGGCGGAACACCACATCCCTGATGAACGACGGGCCTTGCGGGTCACGCGAATAGGTGCGGGGCTCCTCGCCGACCTTGATGTCGGGCGTGTCGCCAGCACGATGCTCGTCCGGGTCGTTGGGGATGACGCCGAGCTCACGGACACGCTTCTCGGCACGCTCTTCGAGTTCGACATCCTTCGACAGCTGCTCGATCCGCTCGTTCTTTGCGCGGATCTTGTCGAACAGGCTGTCCACCTGGTTCTGCTCGTCGTCGCTCAGGGCACGCTCCTCGGTCTCCGCGGTGGAGATGAGAACGTCCGTCTGGGCGGCGAGCTTGTCGCGCTGCTCACGCAGCTGCGCGATCAACTCGCGCTTCGTCATTGGTTCTTTCCTTTTGATCTGGCCGCGCCTGCCGTCGGCGATGGTTTCGGTGTGCCGTTTCCGGGTGGTGGCCCAGGCCAGGTGGTGCCCCGAGTGGGGTCCGGCGTGGCGGGCTCCGGCGCGGTTCAGGCGGAAAGTTTCAGCAGCTCGAGCCGCAACCGCCGCGATGCGACGATGTATGAGTCGGTGTCAGTGTCTTGCTGCTGCGGACGGTCCGGACTGTCATCCGGATGGACCTTCTTCTTCGGTTTGGCGGGAACCTCACCGGAAGGGTCCGCGTTGTCCGAGTTGTCGGACGTCGGTTCGGTTTCTCCGTCGTCCATGCCGGGCGGTGTCGCCGCGGACTTCTTCTCGTCGTCGATCGTGATCCCGAACTTCTTCGCGGCAGCCTTGATGCGGGCTTTCACCTTCGCGAGGTCGTCCGGCGAATACTGCGACGCGTTGTCGGACTGGTTGATGTAAGACCAGGCGGCCTGCACATGCGCTTTCGTGTCGATCGGATAACGCTTCTTCCCGTCCTTCTGGTAGCCCGGATCCGCGTAGGCGACATCCCCGTACGGAAGCGCGGCGAGAACTTCGAGCGCGTCGTCGTCGGGCATCGACCGGAGAGCTGCGACCGTCCCGTGCAGGTTCGCCGGGTAGGTGACGATGCTCACATCACCGCCGTCGAGAGACAGTTCGCTGAGTTCCCGGTTCTCCTGGTTGTCGCCCGTCCATTCCTGACGGATCGTCCGGAACGCGAACGACATCTCGGACACGTCGCCACGCTGCATCTTGTATTGCAGGCGTTGCACATCCGGGTCGCGTGCGTCGAGCTCGGCGTCGACACGCAAGCCGTGATCATCCTGCTGCAGATGCAACGTGCCGGACTTCGTGCGAGCCAACGGCAGGCCGTCATGGTTGATCAACAGCCGCACGTCGGCACCTTCGGCGAGCGTTTTCGTGAACGCGCCCCGCTTGATGATCTCGTTCCAGCCTTTCGGCGGGCCGCCGTGCATCTCGTACGGCTGGTCGAACGACGTCGCGTAACCGGTGAACCGCACAACGTTCGGATCGTCGGTCGCGCGCAGTTCGAGCGTCGACTGGTAGCGGCGTTCCAGGTCAGGCATCGTCGGAATCCTCCGCGTCCGCCGCGTTGCCGGACGCCGGCTTCTTCTGGCCGGGCAATCCTGAAGCGGGGACGTTGGACGGGGCGGGTTGCGGGGCTTGCGGCGGGAACGGTGTTTCCGGTGCGGTCACCGACCCGAGCGGCCCGTAGTTCAACGGCTGCAGATACACGGCGCCGGAACCGTCCTCGATCGGCGGCAGGTCTTCCTTCTCGCGGATCTCGTCGACGTTCAACCAGCCGCCCTGCCGGGCTTGGAGATAGGCGGCGTACCGTTCCGAAGTGTCCGCCCGCAGCAAACCCTCCGGGTTGAACCTGACATACATGTTCGGTGGCAGCCAGCTGGTCATCTTGTCCTCGAGCCGTTTCAGCCACGGGACGAGCGACAACTGGTAGAACATGCGCGACTGTTCCTCGATGCCCTTACCCCATGAGGTTGTGCGGTCGACTTCGCCGATCATGTGGGGCGGGATCCGGAAGATCCGGGCGATCTGCAGATTGTTGAACGACTGGGTTTGCAGGAACTGTGACTCTTCGGGCGTGATACTGATCGGCTTGAACTGCAGCCCGCCGCCCAACACGGCCGGATATCTGGCGCCGCCATGCGACTGGATCCACCGCTTCTGGATTTCGCGTGCCGTCTCGTCGGTGATGTCCGCAGCGGTTTCGAGGACGCTCGAAGGGGTCGCGTTATCGGCGAAATAACGGGACGCGAACCGTTCCGATGCGATACCGAGCCCGATCGTCTGCGAGAACGAATCGACCGGTGAGAGGCCGAGCGGCCATCCGGGGATCATGAACGCCCGGATGTGCTGCATGTCGTAATCGTCGACAAGTTCGCCGTTGACGGTGTAGATCGTCCGACCGTCACCCGGCCGTCGGCGCACCGAGACGAGATCCGGGTTGATTGAGATCAGTTGTGTCGGATATCCGTCCTCGTCCCGGGCCGAGACCAGGTTGAACGCGTTGCCGCGCAACAAGAGGGCGACCATCTGCTGCTGCACCCATTCCATCTGGGTGAGCCACATGCCCGGCTGGTCGATGATCTGCGGCGTGTTCTGAACAAGCCGTTTCTCGCCGTTCCGCATCCGCTGGTACACGTCGATCGGCAACTGGGAGACGGTGTCTGCCAGCAGCGACACGCATGCGTAGACGATCGCGACGCGCAACGCGGTCGACTGCAGAACGTTGACGCCGGCGGTCGTGAACCCGAGCGCACCGTTGTTCGGGATGCGGTTCGGGTCGAACAGCCACGGGTTGATACCCCACCAGTTGTCACCCGGGTAGCCGCCCCATCCGGGGTCGCCGCCAGCCCAGTTGCGTGTCTCCCGGCGGTTCCGGACCGCCCGTGCGGCGAGGCTCACTGCAGGTCACCTGGCGGGGACTGCTCATCGTTGATGTACGCGTACACGTTGACGAGCACGAAACCGAGTACCGCGCCGACCGCGACGCCAACCCACAGTCCTGCCAGGAACCCGATCGCCACTGAGAACGCGGCCGCGCAGACGAGCTCAAGCGCTGTAGTCACCAGCTCGCGCATCTTCCGCCATCTCCTCGAGCAGCGCAGGGTCGAACGGGTAGACGACCGGCCGTGCCGTGCGCGGCCGTTCTCGGATCGCGGCGGCGATCGCCATCACCAACGCGACGATCCCGTCGATCTTCTCCGTCGACTTCTTCTTGTCGGGTTTGATCCGCCCGTCCGCGTCGGTCCGAACCACGACGTTGTCGGCCATCCACCGGAGGATCGGGTGACCGCCATGCCGGACCCGTTCCTCGCCGAGTAGCCGTTCGAGCTCTTTCGACGGGGCGTTCATCCGTTGCGCGGTCTGCGGATATTCGACCATCGGCCAGCCCGCATCCAGCAGCCTCGCGACAAGATCACGGGCGTCCCACGGGTCGTATGTGACCTCGACGATGTCGAACGCGCGCCGGTCGGCGTCCATCTGCCGTTCCACTGCCGCGTTATCGGTCACTTCACCATCAGTGACCGTCAGGAACCCGGCCCGTTCCCACGCTTCCAACGTGGGACGCATCCGCGAACGGCGTTCCACCGCCGCGCGGGGCAGAAAGAACCGGGGAAGGACGATCACCCGGTCGGCGTCGGTCGGGAAGATCAACACCCAGGCGGTGAAGTCCGACGTCGACGCAAGGTCGAGACCACCGTAACATTCGCATCCGGCGAGCTTCTCCGGGTTGACGATCCCCGAGTTGCGGTCCCACAAGCCGAGATCAATCCACCGTTCGTTCGCTTGTGTCCACTGGTTCAGATACAGGCGGCGGAACGTGTTCTGCCGGGCTGGCAGCTGGGCGGCCTGCCGGGCCTCCGCACGCAGGAACTCTCTCGAGACGGACACATCCAGGTTCGGTTGCGCCCGTTCCCATGTCGATTCGTCGCGCCAGTCGTCCGCCTCGTCGGCCCCCCACCAACGGAAAAAGAACGTCGGGTCGTCAACCTGCCCCGAGTTGACCTTCTGGCCGTACTCGAACAGCTCGTAACAGATGCTCGACCGGTCGTAGCCCGCGGTGGTGATCGCGACCGTCAACGGCTGTCGGCGCGCCCCCTGACCGGTTGTCAGAACGTCCCACAACTCCCGGTCCGGCTGCGCGTGCAGCTCATCGAAAATCACGCCATGCGGGTTCAACCCATGTTTCGTGAACGCATCCGCCGACAACACCTTGTACGACGAGCCCGTAGACGGAACAACGATGCTATTCCGGTAGATTCGGGCCTTTTTCGACGCTGTTCGGTTCGATTCGACCATCGTTCGGGCGATTTCGAACACGATCCGGGCCTGTTCACGGTCCGCAGCCGCCGAATACACCTCCGCGCCCGGCTCATGGTCCGCGAACAACAACCGGAGCGCGATCCCAGCCCCGAGCGTCGACTTACCAGCCTTTCTCGGTATGCCGATCAACGCCGTACGATACTGACGCAACCCGTCCGGCCGTAGCGTGCCGAACAGCGGCTCGACGATCTCGCTCCGCTGCCAACCCTCAAGCTCGAGAGGACGTCCAGCCCACTCGCCTTTCGTGTGGACGAGGTTCCGTTCGATCCAATCGGCCGCTGCCGGCCCCTCCGGGAAGATTTTCGGCTTCCGACGGGCCATGCTCGTCCCTCTGAACGCCAATAAGCTTCATCGACTGGACGAAAACACACCGAATGCCGAGGTCGCGAAACTGGCGCGCCACTAGACCGCACTGCTCCTCGTTTGCCCCTTCGGGAAACTCGAACACAAGGATCTCGTCGGGCTTCGCTGCATGCACAAGGCGTGGACGGCCCTCCAGATCCCGGAGCCGCGCCTCCAGCCGATCCATCCGGATCGGCAACAGCTCGGGTCGGTGCTTCATCGGTACGGCGTCGCGGTCTCTCCGCCTCATTCCTGCCTCCCTAGTCGAAGTCGCTGTCGTCCTCGTCCGGCTCCGGCGGCTTCAACTTCGCCTCCGAGCTCGGCGTCAACCCGAACTCCGACAACCACGACCGCAACTGCGCGCCGATCTGCAACAACAGGCGTGCATCCTTCGGATCACCCCGCTCACGCAACCGTTCAGCAACCATCTCGAACGTCGCGAACGTCTCGCAATACGCGATCAGCGCCGACCGGTGCCCCGGCTGCAACAGATGCAACCGATCCAGAATCGGCACAACCCGCTGCCACTCCTCCCGCGCCCGATCCGACAGGCCCTCCGGCTCCTGCGGCGCCACACGCACAAACGCCGGAGGCGGCACGACCTTCCGACCGCCCGAATCGACACCCGGATGGCGTCCAGTCAGCAGTTTCACGTTCGCAGGCAACGGTTTACGGCCCATCTGGCCTCAAATCGGCGATTCTGAGATCGTGTGCGCGTGAC